TGCTGAAAGTGCTAACGATCCTTACAAACAAAGACTACATGCCAAACTTGCAGAAAGATCATTAACTAAAGACGAATCTAAAAAAAAAGAGAAGTACGTTAAAGGTATGAAGAAAGCCAAAGGTGATTTTAAAGATCGTTATGGCAAAGATGCAGAAGCAGTAATGTACGCAACAGCAACTAAGATGGCAAAGAAGTAATATGGATTGGCACAAACTACAGCACAAACTTTTCGAAATGGACCCAAGTGATCCAAGAGAAGATCTAGCAAAACTTCAACAAGCTGCTCAAGGCGGAGGTGATCTTACAAACGTACCGCCAACGAAGAATTACCTAGAAGAAAGTGCTGTAGTTGAAAAAGGTTCAATGCCGCTAGGTATTGACAGCATTGCAGATTTTGCTGCACTTGCAGGTGTTCGCGTAGACGAAAAACAAAAAACAGGATCCGCAGGTCAAGCCAAGGGTAAAGATCCTATGCCAAAGACAAGCACTCCTAGCACAACAGGAGAACAACCACATCCATTAAAGGATAAACTTGTCGGCGAAGCAGACATCGATGAAGGGCCATTAGATGCTGTAAAAGGAATGGCGTCATATGCCAAAAATCAAATCAAGCACGGAATGGATAATGCAGGAAATTTTCAACAAAGTTTAAAAACAGCTCCAACTAATCAACAATCACAACAAACTCAAGGCAAAGTTAAAGGAACAGTAAATCCCCAAAAATTAGTTGGCGATTTAGGTGTGCGTGATCCTAAATTGTTAGCTATGGCAATACAGAAAACAAAATCTGGTAAGCAACTTACCAGAAATGAAATGAACTCAATGGCAGAAGCATTCCAAAGACTTATGCAAATGGATCCAGCACAAACACAAAAGGTTATGATGCAACTTAAAAGAATGGAAATGGAACCTACTGAATCAAAAGACCCTAGACTAATCAAACCACGAGATCCAAATGCACAAAAACTAAACGACCTACGCAAGAGTGGTGCGATGGGTGCGCACAAAGATAAAAAGAAACTTGCAAAACAAGGTTATGCAAAGCATAAAGGCAAACAGTACGAATCAATTAAAGATATGCTGTATGCAAAACTAGCCGAAAAAAAGTAAAATATTACTTGACAAATTCCTAAATATACCATATACTTAATACTAAGTTAGACACTCAAAAGGAGACTATATATGGGATCTCGTACCTATGGTGCTGAAGAAAAAGCCAAACTAGAACGTCTAGTGCGTGAAGGCGTTACAGTATTACAAGAAGTAGAAGATTTAAATGCTGGATTAAAAGAAACTGTAAAGGCTGTTGCAGAAGAACTAGATATCAAGCCTAGCCTTATTAACAAAGCAATTAAGATTGCACAGAAACGTGACTGGGATTCGCATGCAGATGCGTATGACGATTTAGAAACACTCATTACTACTTTAGGATATGACAAATAAAACAAAACCTTATCAGTGGTTAGCATGGTTTAGCACAGTATCTTTATTACTGTCTGCTACGCTTGCTGCTTTTAATGTTTATCCTCTTTATGTTTGGGGATTCATTATTAGTAACACACTATGGATGATTATTGGTATCCTATGGAGGGAGAAAAGTTTAGTCGTAATGAACTTTGGACTAACTATAATATATGTAGCAGGATTGCTATATGATTTCGCCGCATAGGCATGTAGATGGTTAAGTTGGCCATAAGCAACGAAGGAGAAAAATTGAATGCCATACGTTGATGCGATGTTTGATCGTGATCAAGATATTATCCGTGTCGTGGAGCGTCGTGACGGCAAAAGACACTATCAAGAATATCAAGCAAAATATACTTTTTACTATGAAGATCCTAAGGGCAAGTACAAAAGTGTGTACGGAGATCCCCTTACACGAATTGTTTGTAAAAATACAAAAGACTTTCGCAAAGAAGTTGCTATTAACAAAAGCAAAAACTTATTTGAAAGTGACATCAATCCAATCTTTCAGTGTTTGAGTGAACACTATCTAAATCAAGACGCCCCTAAACTAAACATTGCGTTCTTTGATATTGAGACAGACTTTGATCCAGAGCGCGGGTTTGCTGATCCAGCAGATCCTTTTATGCCAATTACATCTATATCTGTGTATTTGCAGTGGCTAGAAACAATGGTATGTCTTGCTGTTCCGCCTAAAACACTTACAATGGACCAAGCAAAACAAGAACTAGAAGGCATTGATAACGTAATGTTGTTTGAACGTGAAGGTGATATGATTGACACGTTCTTAACACTTATTGAAGATGCAGATATTTTGTCAGGTTGGAACAGTGAAGGTTATGATATTCCGTATACTGTAAACAGAACAAGTCGTGTACTAAGCAAAGACGACACAAGACGTTTTTGTTTGTGGGGACAGTTGCCTAAGAAACGTGAATATGAAAAGTATGGGAAACAAGCAGTAACATTTGACTTAGTAGGTCGTGTGCATTTGGACAGTTTAGAACTGTATCGCAAATACACATATGAAGAACGTCATTCATATCGCTTGGATGCAATTGGTGAGATTGAAGTAGGTGAAAACAAGGTGCCATATGAAGGCACATTGGACCAGTTGTATAATAATGACTTCCGCAAGTTCATTGAATATAACATTCAAGATACTGCACTACTTGACAAACTTGACAAAAAATTACGCTTTATTGATCTAAGTAATTCAATTGCACACGAAAACACTGTTCTACTGCAAACAACTATGGGTGCTGTTGCTGTTACAGAACAAGGTATTATCAACGAAGCGCACAACAGAGATTTGCGAGTACCTAATCGTCCAAAGCGTGACGACACTGAAAGCACACAAGCCGCAGGTGCGTATGTTGCGTTTCCTAAAAAGGGCTTGCACAAATACATTGGCTCAATGGACTTGAACTCACTGTATCCTTCAGTGATTCGTGCATTGAATATGGCTCCAGAAACTATTGTAGGACAGATACGTCCTGAGATTACAGATGCTCGTGTACACGAAGATACTACACTAAAGAAAAAGTCATTCGCAGGCAGCTGGGAAGGACGCTTTAATGTTGAAGAATATGATGCAGTTATGGAGCAACGCAAAGATGTTGCACTTACAGTTGACTGGGAAGATGGACGTTCAGATGTACTAAGCGGTGCAGAGATTTATCAACTTATCTTTGACAGTCAAATGCCTTGGATGCTAAGTGCAAATGGTACAATCTTTACAACAGAGTTTGAAGGTGTCATTCCAGGTATCCTAAAGCGTTGGTATGCAGAACGTAAAGACATGCAGAAGATGCTGAAGAAAGCTAAAGATGCAAAGAACGATGCAGAGATTGAGTACTGGGACAAGCGGCAACTTGTTAAGAAAATTAATCTTAACTCACTTTATGGAGCTATTCTTAATCCTGGTTGTAGATTTTTTGACAAAAGGATAGGACAGTCAACTACACTAACTGGTAGACAAATTGTTAAGCATATGAGTGCTGAAGTTAACAAAGTTATCACAGGCGAATATGATCACACAGGCAAAAGTGTTATATATGGTGATACAGACTCTGTGTACTTTAGTGCTTGGCCTGCTCTCAAAGACGATGTAGAAAGTGGAGCACTTGACTTTAACATAGACAAGTGTATTACACTGTATGATCAAGTGTGCGAACAAGCAAACACAACATTCCCAGACTTTATGCTGAGAGCATTTCACTGTCCAAAGACAAGGAGCGATGTTATTGCAGCAGGTAGAGAAATTGTTGCACAATCAGGCCTGTACATTACTAAGAAGCGATATGCAGCATTAGTTGTTGATAACGAAGGCTTTAGAACAGACACAGATGGTAAGCCAGGTAAAGTAAAAGCAATGGGCTTGGACTTGCGTAGATCAGATACTCCAGTGTTTATGCAGGAGTTCCTAAAAGAACTGCTACTAATGGTGCTTACAGATGCATCACAAGAAGATGTGCTACAGCGTATTACAGAGTTCCGCAAAGAGTTTGAACAGCGTCCAGGATTTGAAAAAGGTTCGCCTAAACGTGCAAACAAAATTGGACACTATCAACGTCTTGAAGAAAAACAAGGCAAAGCAAACATGCCTGGTCACGTAAGAGCAAGTATCAACTGGAATACACTAAAACGTATGAACGGTGACAAATACTCGCAAGAGATTGTAGATGGTATGAAAGTTATTGTATGCAAACTCAAACCAAATCCACTAGGCTATACTAGTGTTGCTTATCCAACAGATGAGCTACGTTTGCCTGAATGGTTTAAGGAACTGCCGTTTGACGATGCGGCTATGGCGGAAACTATTATTGATAATAAACTAGATAACTTGATTGGTGTGCTTAACTATCCACTAGAAGATACTAAACAACACAACACTTTCTCAAGTTTGTTTGATTTTGGAGACTAACGTGACAGAACACGAACAAATGGTAAAAGACGAGTACAAAGAAGCATCTAGAGAAAATCGTGCGTCTCAACTTGCAGCAGAACTGTCAAAAGAACGTAAACGTCTTAAACAAGAGCTTGCAGAACTACAACACGAAGTTGAAGATCTAACACCTACAACACCTACTGGCACAGTAGACTGGTATGTAAAATGGGCAAGTATGGTACTTGCTGTGATAGGTGTATTTTCAATTAGTGCAGGATTCACAATGTATGGACAAATAGCATACATTCTCAGTTCAATAGGATGGATCTTTGTAGGAATGAGCTGGAGCGATAGAGCAATTATGATAGGATCAAGTATTAGCGGCACAGCAGTTGCTATGAATTTGGTTCAAGGACTAACACAATGAAAATAAAAGTAGAAGTAGAATTTGATACAGAAAAAACACAAGACGAAGAACTAATGCAAAAGCTATTAGAACTTCTTGAAGAACTAAGGGAGCAGCTAGGATGAAGGTAGGATTTACTTGTTCAACATTTGACTTACTTCACGCAGGACACGTACAAATGTTGCGTGAAGCAAAAGAACAATGTGATTACTTAATATGCGGATTACAAGTAGATCCTAACGTAGACAGGCCTGAAAAGAATTCTCCTATACAAACTGTAGTAGAACGTTACACACAACTCAAAGCAGTTGCATACGTAGATGAAATAATTCCATATACATCTGAAAAAGACCTAGAAGATATCTTGACAATGTATCATATTGATGTT